CGGTAGGTACCTCGCCCGTGACGACCTATACGGTCCCCGGCGGCACGGTCGCGGTCACGATTGGCCTGACAATCAGCAATACCACGGCATCCCAGATCACTGTCGATGTGCAGGCTGCTGGCGTGTATGTGGTTAAGGGCGCTCCGATCCCCGCTGGGTCTGCCCTGTCGGTGCTGGACGGCAAGATCATCCTTGAGGCCGCTGACACGGTGGTGGTTACGGCAAGTGCTGCGACCAGTGCTGATGTCATCCTGAGCGTTCTGGAGCAAAGCTGATGGCTGGGTATATTGGCTCTAAGGCAAGTGTCACGCAGGTAGACGGCTACAACCGCAGCGAGGCTGACGCTGAGTTTGTGCAGGTCACTGGCGACACGATGACGGGTGCGTTGACGGTTGAT